TTCGTTTTGTACACGCAAAGAAACTACACTAGCCGCAGAGACATAACCTGTAACAGTTAAACCTGCTTCATCGACTGCGAAAGAACATCCTAAAACCATGTCACCCAATGCAACCCCAGGTACTGCAATAGTGTCTGTCTCTCCTGCCGCATCTACCAAAGAACCCGCATCAAGTGTTGCTGTGACCAACCAAGTATCGCTAAAGATACCTCGAAACTGGTCATTACCTCTACGAGAGGTGATTGACGTTGCTGAAGCCATTTTGATTTCTCCTAATTGTGGTTAAAAAAGACCCCCCCACTAAGGAGGGGGCAACTGCAATTAGGCAGGTACTGCCAAAGCATAAGCAGAGGAAGACTTTGCCAAACCGCTAGAAGCGGCTGTACGCAAAGCGGCTACACCATACAACGTGTCTGCTGTATAGAGAGTGCCTAAATACTCTTGCTTATATTGGGTCTGTGAACGAACACCAACTTGCTCGACCAATACCATCGAGTCTTTATGACCCATCAAGCAAATGCGGTCTGTGGTTGAAGTGCCTGCGCCTGTATCAGCGTTGCTAGAAACAAATACGGGGATACCATACAAGTTACCAACTTCACCAGTACGGATAGCATTTCCATCACCCACAAATGCTTGCTCGGTGTAACGTGCCAAACCCATCAACGTATTGCGTGATGAGGGTGGGATGATGAAGAAACGACCATCCATAGGAGTGTCATTGTCATCAAGACGTTGGATAGTTCTACGGATAGCGGCATCAGTCAATGCAGAAGCATTGGAACTTGATGAGTTATATACAGTAGTACCATCGCCACCAATGAAGGCTTTAGTCGATGCGGCAGAAGTTGCATAGTCATCAGTTCCAACTGTTGCACCATTGAAAGAGCGACCCAATTGAACCAAATCTGTGTCAACTTGCTTGGCAAGTGCATAGCCAGCATCTGAAGTATAGAAGTTACGCAAACTGCTTAAAGCTTGTGCTTCGACAATATCTTCAATCAAACGAGAATACTCGTAATGCTTGTTAATGCTTACTGTAACTTCAGACTCAGTTGCCGCAATCAATGTTACTTGAGTTGAAGCCGATTTTGCTGATGCAGAACCTCTTGTTGGGGTTGGAATGTGAATTACATCGCCCTTCTTTCCCTTAAAACTCATTTTCATAACTAAGTTCGCAAGAACCAAGTTTTTCTTGTAAGCCGCAATAATCTCGTCACTCCAAATGTCTGGAATAAATTTGTCTGCGGTCGTTAGCGTTACGTGTGCTGTTCCTAATCCCATGATGAATCTCCTAAAAACAAAAAGTTAATTACTTGACCCTTCCCTCTGCGTATGCCGTCATAATTTCATCAGACAAAGCATCGTAGCGGTTCGGGTCTGTCATTTTCAGCCGAATAAGGTCTGCCCTTCGATAAACTCTCTTTGAACTCTCTCCAGTTCCACCTACGTCAACAGTTGCGGCTTTCAGGTTAGATTTGCGTTGAGTTTCCCCGTTATCGCTTATCTGTCTAGCCTTCACACCACGCAACTCTTTATAAGTGCTTAACAGTTCATGTGCCGAATCATAGTCAAACTCACCATCAGCCTTGGCATATAAACCTATGCGAACAGGTGAAGATTTCACCCAGTTTACAAACTCCGAATCTTGCACTAATTGTGAAAAATCAGGATGGTTCTGTGCTAACTTCTGTTGAATCTGCATCCTTTTGAAGTCTTGACCCGCTTGGCGAGCCGCAACCACATCAGGGTGACTATCAATCGTCTTTTGAACCGCTTTCTGTGGATTTTCAAAGAAATCTACTTCAGGTTCTTCCTCTTTAGTAAGTTGTTGCTTAGAGCCAAGGTTTTGCTTAATGAGTTCATCTGCTAACTGTCGAACCTCAGATGCTTCTTTTCTTGCTTGCCCAACTTCTTGGGCTTGCTTACCAATCATCTTTTCAGCTTCTTGGTGCATCCGAATAACGTCTTCAAGTCTCTTATTCTGATATTTATCAGGGATACCTGCGACTTCTTCGACTTTGGCTTCTTCAGCCTCTAACTCACTTTGCGTCTCGTCTTCTTTGTCAATCAACATACTTTTTCCTTTTTCCTGCCACTTTTGGTTGTAGGACATTCAACTCGGCATTTCTGCTTATGAGTTGGCTTTTTGCTCCGATTTCAGTTTGTCAGAATGGCTTTTCTCAAACCTTCCATGCGCTGATGGAAAATTCCCCGACCACCCCTCTAACTTAAAAGCAGGAGCACTCAAAATGCGGTTGGCTGTTTCTCCGCACTCGCACCGAATACTTTTTGACTCATAATCAATTAGTCTTTCGGTTAGATGCCCGTTTTCACAGGCAAATTCAAATATTCTTTTCATTCAAATCCTCGTATGCTCTTTCGGAAACCTGTTTCAAGGTTTTTAGCCAATTAAGTATGGAAAGTTCTCCTTTTTTGAATTGGAGAGACTTTTCGTCTTGAATTACAGAGATATTATTAAGGGAAACTATCATGTTGTCAATATCATCAATTAAATCTATCCACCCTTGTTCGGCAAAAAGACTAAACCTAGACTCATAATATTTCTGTAATTCAGGGGTCATTTCTGTTGTGCCTTTGTAAAATTACTAAAAACTTTCAAAATATTGTAGGAATTCTTTATTTCAGGAATCATTGCCTTAATTCGGTTTTTCAGCCTTTTATTGACTAAAGCCATAAAGATTTCAGCCTGTATTTGGTCAACAGTCTTGAGCATTTTCAAAGCCTACCTGTTTCTTTAAATCAGCATACAGACTTTCCATCAAATTACCCGTTGGAGTAGCGCAATAGAAAGCGTGTTGAGCAACCTCTTGTGCATTGGCTTGCCTTGCATCAGAATTGGCAGACACAGACACTTGATACTGCACTTGGTTTTTGTTGCCGTGAATATTGGTAATACGAGCGTAGGCTTCCGTGAAAGGAACGCCAACATTACTTGTAGAAATAGAGATTTTGAGTGCCATGATTATCCTTAATAAGTCATCTCTGTTGTGCGAATTTGGCAGACCCACCGAATAGTGGTTGCCGCTTGTCCTGTTACAGTTATAGCAAGACCACCGTTGGTAACATTTGCAGTAGCAGTTACCGCCCATGTAGCCGCCCCTGCGTCAGCATATAAAGATGTAACTGTTGCAGTACCCACAATTGAAGTAGCGGCGGCATTAGCACCACGTTTAATTACACCCTCTATATACCAACCTTTTGTATCACCTGCGCCAGTAACACCTGCTATACATTCACCTCTAAAATAATAAGCAGAATTGTTTGGCAGGATTACTTGATTAGTGGTTGTTGCCGCATTTGTGTCGCTTCTTAAAACTGTTGCGGTTGCATCTGTCGTAGCAACACCAAGTACTAATAATGCTGATTGAGTAATGCCATTGGCATTAGCAATAGGAGAAAAACTTGCTGGCGCAACTTTATTTCCAATAATTGATCTTGCATTTCCGTAACTGCCTCCAATTACAGATGCGTGAGAAGCGTTAGCATTATTATTTTTGCCACCACCAACAAAAGCATTTTGTCCTGATGAGGTATTACCATCGCCACCAACAACTCCAGCATTTTTACCGCTTGTAGTATTTGAAACTCCAGCTCCAATAAATGCAGACATACCTGATGCTGTATTTGGCGCTCCGCCAAAATCCCACCCTCCACCAGCAACAGCAGAACCAGCTCCAGAGGCGGTATTTGAATATCCGCCAGAAACAGTAGAATAACTCCCTGATGCTACTTCGGTAACATTATCTCTACCTTTTTGCCAGTCAGTTGCATATGAGCCACGCTTATTACCTCCAGCCGTAGTGGAAGTGGGAACTTGAGCCAATGTTGCACCCGTACCTTTAGCAACAAAAGCAACGTCAGCATTAGTAGATGCCGCAGACGATGTAAGCGAATCAACATAAACAGTTGCGTTAGGTGCAGTAGTAGATTCAGCCGCAGTAAAGCCAGTTAGTCCACCACCTGCCGCCGCCGCCCATGTTGCCGTTGTGCCGTTGCTGGTCAAGACGTATGCATTTGTTCCAATTGCAAGACGAGTTGAACTATTAGTTCCGTTGCCAATAATCAAATCGCCAGTTGTCGTTACTGGAGACAAAGCATTGAAAGCCGCACCTGCCGTTGTTTGACCTGTACCGCCATTCAAAATTGGCAAAGCAGTTCCGCTATAAGTAATAGCTAGAGTTCCTGATGATGTTATAGGTGAACCAGCAACGGATAAGAATGATGGAACTGATGCCGCTACGCTCGTTACTGTTCCTGCCCCTGCTGGAGTTGCCCACGAACCATCGCCTCTCCAAAAGGTAGATGCTGACGCAGAAGTTCCTGAGTTAAGGTTGGTTACAGGCAAGTTTCCTGTTACTTGTGTGGCAAGGCTAACATTTGCTAATGTGCCACCAAGTGTTAAATTTCCACTTGATGTAACTGTGCCTGTAAGTGTGATGCCGTTTACTGTACCTGTGCTACCGACAGAGGTAACTGTTCCAGAACCCTTGTTGTTAAACGTAGTCCAATCGGTACTTGTCAAGTAGCCGTTAACAGATGTGGTAGCCGCCGCCATGCTGATTGCTGGAGTTGCGCCACCACTTGAAACAACGGGAGAAGTTCCAGTTACGGAAGTGACCGAACCACCACCTGAAACTGTTGCCCAAGAAAGAACAGAACCATCAGTCTTTAGATACTTATTAGCATTACCAGCTTGGTCAGGCAACACAGTACCTGCACCACCTGAAGTCACTAGACGAATCTTCTCAGCCAACTCAGGGGCAACAACCTCACCAACATTTAACTCTCTGCCTGTTGACAAGGTAATAACTAAAGAACCATCAAAGTCAATCTTGGCATCTGTAACAGATACCCCATCAGACCCATCTAATCCATCTTTTCCATTAAGACCATCTCGACCATCTTTACCATCTCGACCTATTTTTCCATCTAGTCCTTTATCGCCTTTGTCACCCTTGTCACCCTTTTCAGGAACAATGGATTTAACAACTTCAAGTTGGTCAGAAACCTTCTTTTCCATCACTTTGATGGCTTCAACAATCAGGTCTACATTATCTTGAACTGCTTGCTCCTCTTGTGCTCTCATCGCAACAAGAGTTTCCTCCATCTGATTGATAGCGGCTAACTTCTCATCAAAGGATGAGTCTGCCGCCTCAATGCTTTGAATGAGGTCTTTGATGTTAGCCATTCTGATTTAACCCATTTGTGAGTTTGGTAAGAAAATCTTGTTTGACCTGATTTTGAGAATTGACCTTATCTGCCATTTGTAATTCAACAATCTTAGATTTGTTTTTAATGTCTGCTTCTTTCAGCATTAAGTCTGCAATCTTAACTCGTTTATCAAACTCACGAGAAGCCAAGTCATCTTGGTTGGGCAAGTTCTTAGTGTTTGCCGCCATTGCTTTAGCCTGTGCCTCAAGTGGCATGAGTTGTGTCTCAGCATTGAGTTTCTGTGCTTCTGCTCTGTTTTGCTCTGCTTGAGTTGTGTTAACAGCAATCTGAGCCTGTGCCGCTTGCAATGCCAACTGCTGTTGAGCCTGTTGAAGTTGCTGTGCTTGTGGGTCAGGTTGACTCATCTTATCTAACGCATCCATCATCTCAAACCTGTTACTCAAACTAGAGTTGCTGACAATTCCTTTTAAGATAACTGGTAACACAGGAGTATTCGGGCCAAGAGTCTGCAACAGACTAATAAACTGCTGTTGCTCGTACTCTCTAGCAATAATTCCAAGAGTAGCAGTTGGAATGAAGTTCATGTCAACAGAAGGGTATCTGTTGGGGTCAAACTGCATATAACGGAAAGCCGCTTTCTTGATAAACGGGATTAAAAAATCTTCTTGAAAGTTGACCAAAGTGCGCTTGTACTTTTTAATAATAGAAGCCACCGCCATCGACATACCGCCTTGACCAGCATCACGACTGACTTGAGATACCATCCCATTTGAGTCAAGCGTACCCGTAGCTTGTAACAA